ATTGCGTCGCCCAATAAATCACGGGCTTCAGCAAGAATGTTCTTACGTTCGGTCAAAGTCATACTAACAGGAAGGATAAACTCACCAGAAAACCATGGTGTATGAACTACCGTGGTCAAACCATCAACTGTATTTTCTGCAGGGCTTGCAAGTCGAACCTTAACATGGTCAGACGAGCGTTTTGCCGTTGCAGGGTCGAGAATAATTGTGAAATTACGTCGACCAGCTGATGTAATAGCGTCTTTATTTACAAATAATGCCTTATTCCCAATAAATCGGGTAGGGTCAAAATCTGCATCTGCAGGTACGCTATTAGTAAGTGTTATAGTGGATGCGCTAGGCATAATGTTATCTCCGGTTTTTACAGATGATTGTCTGTATCAATTCGTAGAAAAAGTTCCATACTCTATTATATTTCATAGAAACGGGACTCCTATACGTTGTGCCAAAATTGGCGTAGGGTCGAAAGACCGATAATTAATAAGCTTAATATCGCTTATTAGTAATTACCTTAAACACAGCAAGGGCATTAATAACTTTGCCAAAACTGAGGGAAGGTTTGTACTCTAACCGCCCGAGAGGGATGGTATCTAGAGCAACCCGTACATGAGACTCATATTTATACGTGGCGTTGGTAAAGCTAACTGTGTTTTCGTTAGCAGACTTACCGTAGTCAGTAGAAATAGAGTATTCCTGTTTTTCAGTGTAGAAGCCTTTGACACTATCGACATCCATAAGGGCGTCGAGCGAGCTAAGGTAATCTCCTATATTGAAAGCGTAGTCCACTAACCATGAAAAGGGCGTTAATTCCCAAGCCAATTCAAGTGGATTTCCGAGCGTAAAATTGCTAGGGTTCTTATTGAACCTTACATACGCTACAGCATGTATAGACCTCTTACGTGAACCGTCTTTTAGCCAGCCAGATGAAGTCGGGATCCCGTCAAGGGTCTCTTCGTTCTTCACCTGAACAGCGTAGCGACGGTATGCGTTAGCCTCCAATTTGCGAGTTAATCGACCGATAGAATCGGCGAGGTCACCAGCAAGCGGGGCTATTCCAAAAGCGTACATGAGGTGGCCAGAGGCCACGTCGTTAAGGTTGATTCGCCTATTGAAAGGCAATTGACCTCGACGGAGCTTTTTCAAGCCCCATGCGAACTTCTGGACGAAAGT